AGCAAGAGGAAGAGGTGGTGATAATGCAGTTGGTATTGTAACTACTACAACAAGTGCGACTATCGTTGGTGTATCAACAGAATTTTCATTTGAAGAAGATAGTAACTATCTACAGATGCCAAACTCTGTAATTGGTGTTAATAAGTTATTTCATTTTGATGGTGCAAACACAGTAACAAATAATATGTTTAGTGTAAAATATCAGTTGTTCTTAAATGATATTGCATTTAATCTTGGATATGCTGGTATCTTAAACTATGCGATGACAAAGAGATACTTAGAGGATATCAACTTTGCACTTACAACAGAAAAACAAATAAGATTTAATCAAAGACAAGATAGACTATACATGGACATGGATTTTTCAGCCATGAGTGTTGATGATTTTCTTGTAATTGATTGTTTTAGGATTATTGATCCAAATGATCATACTGGTGTTTATAATGATTACTTTTTGAAGAGATATCTCACTGCTTTAATGAAGAGACAATGGGGTCAAAATTTAATCAAGTTTCAAGGTGTTAAATTACCCGGTGGTGTTGAATTAAATGGTAGACAAATATATGAGGATGGGCAGAGAGAATTAGATGTGATAAGAGAACAGATGTCAAATACTTACGAATTACCTCCTCTCGATTTCATAGGATAGTGATATGGTTCTCAATCCCTTTTTTCAACAAGGATCAACTAGCGAGCAGAACCTAGTTCAATCTCTCATAAATGAACAACTCCAAATTTATGGAGTAAATGTTCATTATATGCCAAGAAAATATGCAAATAGTAATACAATAATTAAGGAAGTCATTGAATCTAAGTTTGATGATGCATATCCTATTGAAGCTTACGTTGAATCTTTTGACGGATATGGGGAGAATCCGACACTTTTATCAAAGTTTGGTATTCAGGCAACAAACGAACTGACACTTACAATATCAAGAGATAGATTTGAAACATACATCTCACCTCTGATGAAAAATGAGGCAGATGTAAGATTATCAACTCGACCAAAAGAGGGTGATTTAATATATTTTCCTTTAGGGGATCGTCTATTTGAAATTAAATATGTTGAGCATGAGCAACCATTCTATCAACTAAAGAAAAATTACGTTTATACACTTCGTTGTGAACTCTTCCAGTATGAGGATGAGGTCATTGATACTGGTGTTGATGAGATTGATGATACACTTGCAGCAACAGAGGGTGCAGATGGTGAAGATTTCATTATTGGTGGAACACAAGTTCTAACATTAGTTGGAACTGCATCAAGTGCATCTGCTGTTACAACAGTTGTAAATGGCGGTATTCAATTCTTTGATATAACAAACCGTGGACGAAATTACACGTTTGCTCCAAGAGTCGCAATATCATCCGCACCAGATGGTGGTGTCACTGGTATCGCAACTGCGAATCTCCGTGGCGGTATAGTTGTATGTGTTGGTGCTGCTGATCCCGGAAATCAAAAAGCGAGTGTTGTTCAAAGCATCAACTTAGTAAATCCCGGATCAGGATATACTACAGGGCCTACAGTAAATATTTTTGGAGATGGTGTCGGTGCTGCAGCCACCGCAAATATGGCGAATGGAACGATTGGAATCGTGACGATAACTGGTGGTGGTTCTGGATACACTACCACACCTACAATAACATTTACAGGATTGTCAACTGTTTCTGCTGCTGCGACTGCGATTGTATCAACTGCTGGAACTATCAGTGCGATTCATATTACTAATGCTGGTGCTGGTTATACAACACCTCCAACCATCGCGATTGCTCCTCCTGCTGCTAGTGATGCATCAGGAAACTTCCAATTTAACGAAATCATAACTGGTGGAACAAGTGGTGCAACTGCAAGAGTTAGAGATTGGAATAGTGTTACAAGCGAACTTAAGATATCGAACGTAGAGGGAGTGTTCATCAGAAAAGAAACAATTACTGGTGGATCTTCTAATGCAGTTCATACGATAAGACTCATAGACCTTACTAATTTCGATGATGGATTTGGAGATAATGATGGATTTGAAACTGAAGCAGATGCGATATTAGACTTCTCAGAGGGTAATCCCTTTGGACAACCATAAATAACTGGGTATAGGTGCAAAAATGTTTGAGTATTTTTACAACGAAATATTTAGAAAGACAATTATCTCTTTTGGTACGTTGTTTAATGATCTCTCAATTAAGCATGCGGATTCTGATGGTAATCAGACAGTCACAAAAGTCCCACTTGCATATGGGCCAATTGGAAAGTTTTTAGCAAGATTAGAACAATCACCAAATTTGAATAAGTCAGTCGCGATGACATTACCAAGAATGTCATTTGAATTTACTGGTTTAACATATGACTCCTCAAGGAAAGTAACAACAACACAACAGATAACAGTCAAAGATCCAAACTCTGATACTACGACTAAAAAGGTGTTTATGCCTGTGCCATATAATATGGCATTTGATTTGAATATTATGTGTAAGTTAAATGATGATGCTCTACAGATAGTTGAACAAATATTACCATTTTTTCAACCATCATATAATTTGACTGTCAATTTAGTATCTGAAATAGGAGAAAAAAGAGATATACCAATCGTATTAGAAAACGTTTCTTTTCAAGATGAATATGAGGGAGACTTTACATCAAGAAGAGTTTTATATTATACTTTAAGATTTACAGCAAAGACATATCTGTTTGGCCCTGTCTCTTCTGCATCTTCAGATATTGTCAAGTCTGTATCTGTTCGCTATCTTGCTGGTGGTGCGAAGAGCACTCAGAGAGATGTTACATACTCTATTAAACCTAGAGCGATCAAAGATTATACTGGTGATGTGGTCACTAATTTGGCTGAGGATATTGATGCGACACAAAAGACATTTACAGTTGATGATACTACTAACATTAAGGATGAATTCTATATTGTTATAGATAATGAAGAGATGTTAGTTAAATCTATCTCCGCATCTACCAGTAAAATCACTGTTCAGAGAGGAAAAGATTCTACTCTTGCCACATCACACGTTAGAGGAACAGACATTAAAGGCATTGACTATACTGATAATTCAGATGGAGATGGTGTTGATAGTGCTGTCATTCCAATGGGTGATGACTTTGGATTCAGTG